TTAGTTCAGCCTTCGTTGCTGTTTGCTGTGCGGTTACTCTCTTCTGAGCCTCCTCTTGTCTCTTTAGTTCCTTAGTGGAAATGCCCAGCCTTTCCGACCACTCGTCCCAATTAGAAACCAACTCCTCAACGGCCATAATAATTACCCCGATTCCGATGGAAGCCCAAGCCGTTTTCAAAATCTTGAAAGACTTAGAGAGCCTCCCCACCTGACGTTGAGTTCCCTTAAACCCGCGCTGGAGCATCTGAAGGTTGCGAGGGAGAACTCCCCCGAACAGATCTGCAAGACCACCCCAATCTTTTTTGCTCTCCCTGGTCACCTCCCTGGAAGCCCTGCCGAGATTTCGCGTAGATTTTGTAGCCCGTTCAATGGGTGCTGAAGCCTTGTCCTCAGCCTCTACAATTATCTTAATTTGATTTACGGTAGCCATTGGATAGCAAGAGTTTTAGCGTTTTCAAAAATCCCTTCTTCTGTGAATACCTTCCATACCATTGACTGAACAAGGGGCTACCCTTTGCTTCTATGGTGTTCATGGTGCGTATCATTTGTGGCAAGCCATAGCACGTTGCGTTTATCCAATACTTCATAATAGTGGGAGGTTGTAGTACATCTCAGTCACCGCAGATAAGTTTGCAAACTCGACTTCATTGGGGTCAAGATTATATATAATAGGACGGGCAAGTGTTTCAGTTGTTCCGCTTAATTGAAGCGTTGTCATCTCCATGTCAATTAACCAAACGCAGTTAATATTCACCACACCAGTACACGTTACGCTGAAGGTGGCCTCATCACCTGCCCTTACTTGACTTGACCCGATTTCAATAGTGGCGGCTGTTCCTCCGTCTTTGTTTTCAGCAACTACCGTTGTGACTCCGACATCCCTTGCTATAGCTTTCTGTCCTGCCCCCGTCCTAGTATTCGCTATAGTAGCTTGCACATTTTGGGTCACGGTATTTCCTATTGTTGCCGCTGACCCTGACACTTCCACCGTTACCGCCTGGAGTCGCACATAGATAACTGTGTCAAGTGGAATTGTCCATTGAGTAGTTCCTGAATCCGTTTGTGCATTTATTGGGGTAGCCCCTGAAGATGTTATAAGGAGATTCGTTTTTATGGTTGCTCCAATTATTCCCTTCTGCTGAAAAGTCTTCACATCGGAACGGGGAAAGCTGCCATACGAATTTGGAGACTGAACAAAGAGGTCAACGGGCTTTTCATGTCCTACTCCACCACCTCCATTTCCTCCTCCACCATTTCCTCCGCCGCCACCACCGCCTTCTCGGCTAAAGCACTCGCTGGCGTTCTCGTCCCATACAAACCCATTCAAAGTGCAGCATATTTCCGTTGGGCTTACAGGCGCACCCGTAACGCTATCAACAAAGTCTACTGTCCCATCAGTATTGAAAGATGAAGGTCGTGCGGCGCACTCAGTAGAATCCCTTCCGATCGGCTTGTTTATGACTTTTATGAGCTTGGCATTCGATAGCGTATCGCCTCCGACAGCGAAATTGTCTATGCTCAAGACCTTCCAAAAGCATCCATCTAAATAGAGGTTGTCGTTGAACTTTAAGTTATAGATGTCCGTATAGCTTAGGTTGACTTTGCAGGTCATCACCCTCGCATCTGCGCTGTAAATCTCACTAAAGAGCTGCGACCAGTAAGTGTAGAAAATATAGTTTAGAGTCGTGCCTCCCGTTGTTCCTCCGCTTACAAAGGGTGCATAGAAATTGTCGGGATAGTCGTACCCCCAGGCAAGGCTCTTGGATGCGGTCGTTATCCCTACCGTATTCCATTCAGCAAAATATGGGTAGGTTGAATAGTCTGTTCCTCCGAAGTTGAAGGTAGCTCCGTTTCCTATGTCTTGCAATCCATTATAGTATGCCAGGACAGGCTTACATGAAGCCCACTCTTTAGCGTTGATGTCTTCACCTGTACTCCAATTCCAAAAGGTTGGGACTAACACGTTAGGAACATTCGTTCCTGAATCATTTGCTATGTTAGTATATATTTTCCTGTTCCTATAGGGCTGAAATACCTCTTCAGTTTTCGCCTCCTCTGATACAAAATCATTTTCATTGATGAAGGTGTACTTGCCTTTTATCCACCCGAAGTAATGTTGCCACCATCGGTTAACAAAATTCTCACCCTCTGCGTCTGTAAACTCGTAGGTCTTCTTTTGAAACTCAAGGGTAGATTCAATCTTAATGGAGTCCTGGTCTACTATCTCTGTCCAATCTTTGTTTTCTGTTCCCGCTGTCCACCAGTCAGACCAGGGTTCGATCTGTAGAACCGTCGGTTGGGCGGGGTCGCTAATGATAACGAGGTTGAACCTCTGAACAATCGCCTTGAGCCATTCGTCAACCTTCACGTCAGGGAAGTTCTGCGAAACGTCTATAAAGCTGCTTGAGGTGTCATAAGAAATGAGTTCTAAATAGGTGGCTGAAGATGCCCCCGTCTGTAAAATCGTTACATCGTTAAGCGTGTTTGTTGCTGCTAGAAATGCCGCTACCGTGTCCCCTGACTCAAGCAATAAAGTCCTTTCATCAGATACTATAGCAGTATCACCATAGTTCACGTTTTGTCCTATATCATTTTCGTTTGCAATCGAATTGACGGTTAGCTTGATCGAAGCGACAAATCCACCTGTTCCTCCTCCAGTACCTGAAGTTATTACGAAGTTTGTTTTTAGGGTAAACGCCCCCGCATACGGAGCTATAAAATATCCTCCAACGATTAATCCGTCGGGGTCGTAGAATGGTGAAATGGACTCTTCGAGAAATCTTACAGGAAACCAATTGCTTGCCATCTGCGTGGGCATGATTATGTCGTTGACTATGCCAGCCTTAAAGCCGTAGGTGGGACGACCTATTGCCCTCACAGATTCCAACGCCAGGAACATATATATGTTTTGGAAGTCAGCAGTATTAAGAAAGGTGCTGTCTATGGTGTACCCTGCCTTTTGGAAAATGTAATTCAGCAGGTACGAAATACGAATCGCGGGCTTCAGGTTCAGAACCGAGAGGTCGTTTTCCTGCATCCCATATTGTGCGCTCTCTGCATTGTTATAGTAGAAGCCTAAGCCCGTCCCCGACTCTTGCGTGTTCACTCCTATGTTCTGCCCTCCGTCAGCTAATGGGTACACAATAGTTCCCGCGCCTACAGCCCCCGTCGTAATGTCGTTTGTTGTTACCCACGAGTCGGTCACATTGTCCCAGGTTAGGGCGTGGTCGAGGTCGGTGTCTACCGTACCCGCTGCCGTTATGAAAAGTTGATTCCAGGTTAGCCCCTTAACCATATCAAAGACTTGGGAAATTTGCTCAAGGATACTCACCTCAAATCCCTTCTCGGTTACTGAGTACATCTGCAACGACCCTTGCATGAGAAGCACCCCGTCATTTAAGATGTTGCACTCGGTCTTCTTCATAGCATCGAACGTCCCCTCTGCCACATTCGCGTTATAGTAGAAGCTGAAGAATTTGTTGTTCTCCTTAGATAGCGGAAGGGTGAACCTGAACGAGTACGGACTCCTACGAGACATTGGGTCGTTGAGGTCTATGAACTGGTAGTTCAGCTCGATCGGAGTATCAGGAACGTCCAGCTCATATAGAGTGGTTGCTCCCTGTTCGTATGCGTTAATCTGTACCATTATGGATTGGCTCTTCTTCGGCTTACTTCCACCTTCAAGGTGTAGCTAACTGCTTGGTCATTGAGTCCTGACAAATACTCCATGCTCGTGTCCGTTATGTACGCTTGTACAACTCCCGATTCTGCGCGAGCGTCATTCTCTCCGAACAAACTCTTGCCCGACAAAAAGACCCTTTCAGAATTTACGAGTGAGCGTATCATAGGGGTGAGAACATCGGTGTCCCCCCCTATCGTCGTAAGCTCAAAGGTCGTGGTGGTTTGAACTCGCGTTGCTCTCTTGCCTCCTTCCCATGACTGCCTCACATAGTCCAATGTCGCGCCGTCGGCATTTAATCCATTACCCCCCGATGTGCGGTAGTCTTGCTTAGTTATGTTTTGCGTCTCCCTCACCTTGCCGAGCATAGGCAAATTATCTACGCCTCCTTTTGAGTTCCACCAATGAAGGGAGAAGACTTGCTCCTCTGTGATGTACTTACCACAGCTCACCCTTTCAAATTTGTAAGGCTCAGAAGTAGCGTCTGCTAACGAAGTGCTACTAGACATCTGCACATAGTAATGCGTCCACCCCGCGTTACCCGCATCGGCTGGGTCAAGGAGAGAGTTGATTGCTTGAGACACAAGGTTGTAAGTTCCAACCCCCACGTAGATGAGGCTTGCTCCATCTGAAAGTCCTGCGCCTGGGGCTGCACCTCCTGTCGCTGCTTCGTTGGTGAAGTAGCCTGTGTTTAAGGCTGATGCTCCGTTGTAATAGGAAACGTGTACAAATCCTGAACCCGTAGACCCTGCGTCATCACCATTTAGAAAAGCGAGAGTAGCGCGTTGGCTGCTGCCGCCCGCATAAAGTATGCTAGTCTTAAATTCAGTCTGACCCATTGGAGGCTCAATGTCAGAAAGAAATTGCTTTGAGTCTGATGTGAGCTTGTAGTTGGTAGCAGGAGAAGAAAAGGCTGTTGCGTCAGTAGCGGCTACAAATGTTCCGTTCACGCAATAGACGGTTTGGTCTACTGCTTCCATTGTCGTTGCGGGAGAGTCTGCTGCTGTTGCAGAATATTCGTATCCGAATTGTATGGTGAAGGTTTTGAAGGCATCACCATTGACAGCAAAAATCTCTGATGTATCGAAAGTTCCATCTAGTCCAGTAGCACCTAGCCCATAGGGGTTGTCATCCTGGTACACGTAATTTTTCGCTATGTCTTGGATATTAAATACGGCTGCGTTTTTATTGTTGGGCAACTGCTTGAGTCTGATTAATTCAACTCCCCCGATTTTTACTACGCAGACATATCGGTAGTTTAACTCCCCTGTATTCGTAGTGTCTTTTACGACGTACACGAGAGGGTCAGCGACACCATGTACTCCCGTTGTTGATTGGTTAACCGTGTAAGCCATTAGATTGTTATTGTGATGTTATAGACTCCAGTCATGTTGTCCTCGACAAAAGTTGCAACGTCAAGACCGATTGCCCTAGAGATAAGGAATCTGCTTTTTTTGAAGTTCTGGTCTAAAGCGATAGTGAAGTAGTTGCTCGGTGTTATTCCGTAGTTGTATATGTTTCCGCTTACTGCTCGTACCAAACTCTTCCTGGGGATGAACTTCCCCTTCTCATCTCGGATATTCCCAAAGGGCTTTTGGATAACCCACCGATCTATTCCTCCCCTGAGTGTTCCCGTAGTTTCCTGCTCCTTCCCCGACCCAAATTTATATGGGCTATCAGGTGCGCGATTAGCATAGGGCAATTTGCTTTTGCCATTCTTCGGCTTGGGCTTGTTTGGGTTTGCTCCTTGTACCCCTTGCTCCA